TGCCTGCACTAAAACTAATGAGTCCTGCACTTGCAGTGCTCTCACCTGATTGACCCTTTCGGTCAGACATGTCAACAAGGTTTGCGTCATCAAATGCAACTTCATCAACTTCAGGCATGAAGATGCCAGCATCGTTGGCTTTCTTCCTAAGCGAAGCTGTTGACTGCTGCTGCTGCTGCAACTCCTGTTGATTCATCAGCCTCCTTGCTTCAGGGTTCATCGATATGACTTCCCAAAGGCTATTTGTCTCCGACCACCATGCCGCAAGGCCCTCCACATTGGTGTCCATGATTGAGTCAGTTGCGGACATGGTGAAGCCTGCACCGTAATCACCGATCATGCCATTGCTGCCGTATGCAGTATATGATCCTCCGTACCCGGGCGTGTTTGGACCCCTGTGACTGCTTCCACTAGGTGCAAGGCCAAGTTTCTGCCTATAGTAGTCTTCCTCTGCTTGGAGGTTCTTTATCTTGTGTTTGTCGTCAAGCCTCTCTGCAAGCCTGTTGACCGCATTGGTAAGCTTGTCAAACGTGTCTTTCATCCACCCTCCATCTTCGCGTCCCATTAACGCGAACAGTTCATTGGAACTGTTGATTAGGATTTCCCACTTCCCAGCAAGTGTGTCAGCCTTGGCCTGCAATCGCCCATAGAAAAGACCGCCTTCATTTGTTGCAGTAATCAACGCTTGATTGACATGCTCTGCCGTTATCAAGCCGTTTTCCATTGCCTTCGCAAACTCATCCATCGGGATCTGGGCTTCTCTCGCGATCAGCTTCAGCGAGAATCCAGCATTGACCAACTGGTTCTTCTCTTGACCCATCAGTTTGCCAAGTGCGTTCACCTGAGCAAATGCCTTGGTCAAGTTATTGAACTGAGTAGTGTCGCCACCTGCTGCCTCTCCGAGCCTCGTTGTGAAGTCAACGATGTCCTCCAGTTCAACTCCATACGACTTAATGACAGAAGCGTTCTTGACCAACTGCGATGTTGTTAGTGACGACTCTCTTGCGATGCTCCTGAACTGCTCCGCATACTCCTTACCCTTCTTCTTCCCCATGAAGACCTGCATCTCAACGATGCTTGTCTCAAGTTTTGCGTACTCTTTTGCTGACTTTATCAGAGTTGCGATGTATGCAGTCCCTGCTATTGCGGCAGCACCAGTATAACCTCCTGTTGCAAGGCCAATGCCCCTTCCCACGCCCGCTGCTGCACCACCAAGGCCAAGGCCAGATATTCCCGATCCAAGGACGTTTGCAAGGTTCTTGGCACCGCCACCTCTTGACGCTGCCCTGTTAGCAAGCCTAGCCCTAGTGTTCTTGTTAAGTGCTCTAGTGCTCCCATCGAGTGCCAACTGCTCTTTGCCAAGTTGCTTCTGCAGCCTGAGCAACTCGTATCGGTAGGCTTTTCCATCAATGGCACCACGTTTCAGTGCATTACGTGCATCCAGAAGACCCTTGGTGTACCTCTGCATGGGCGTACGAGTCATCTTCATGGCCCGCGACAGATCCTTCGTCATCCGGTTAGAGCCTTTGATGGCCTTTACCAGTTGAGTATTGTCAGCAACGATGTCCCATCGAAGTGCCCCGATCCTCTGTCCCTTAACTGCCATTGCTTAAAGCCTTTAATGCGTCGGCTGGGTCCATCATGTCTGAACCGCCAGACTCGTTCTTGTGTGTTAGATATGCGATCCACTGATCGACTAGAAGGGGACTTACTGAGTTCATCCAGTGCACCGGATCGTCGATGCCAAGGATCTCGCAAATACGAAACACCCACCGCAACCTTACGTTGCGGTCTAGGTGTTTTGCAATTCGCTCTACTCTGCCTGCTCTTTTCCCTCGTCAGATCCCTCGATGATCTCGGAGATTTTATTCACCAAGTCATCAAGTTTTGCTGCGTCGAGTCCAAGCAAATCTTTAGCATCGCCTTCATTAAAGAGAGGCTTGCCGTTTTCGTCGCTGACATGGTCAATGATTACATTGACACGCTGTCGGATTCTTGCTTCAGGCTTCAGATCACCTTTGTCGTTAAACATGTTGGCGATCCGTGTTGATCGCTGAAGTTCTGTCATGGTTCTAATGTGTACCATTCCCCAACCCTCAATCTCTTGACTTGTGACGTCAAGCTTGCAGGAATCGAGAAGTGATTGCTTAGTTAGAGAAGTCATCGGTGTAGTCCTCGTTTTCATTGTCCGCTTCTGGGTCAAATTCTGCCGGCATTACGCCAGTAGTGTCATCTCCGAGCCTCTGAGTAATTTCTTCCTCGATGAGACTCTTATCCAGTGGTGACAGTCGTCCAATGAAACAGCATGGTGATCCGAACTTCCAGCCCTTGTAACCAACCAAGGTTCCATCGACAAGTATTTTGTACTGCTCGAAAGATTGCTCTTCGCCAGTAGCCATGTTCTTCGACTTGAAAGCCAGTAGTTCGATCTTCATTACGCTGCCTCTGGTGTGAAGGCGGGTCCAGTGTCTCCGTCGAAACCAAAGGTAACGCTTACAACAGCAAGGTTGCCGGTGCTCAGGTCGGGAAGGCTGTAGCTAGTGATGAAGCCGGTTCCTGCAAGAGTTGCGTTAGTTGCGTTCGCTGGGTCACCGATTGGGAAGGTGATAGTCAGAGTGTCAGTTGCACCGACGAGTCCAGTGAAGTCGAAGGATGGATCAAAGATGATCTCCATTTGGCACTCACCTGGGTCGGTCAGGTCGCCAGCGATGTACTTCATAAATCCAGTTGTGTCCAAGCAAGATGCGTCGATCTTGTCTTGTGTAAGTTCAGGCAACGTCAAACTTCGGACGCAACCGACGATTGCACCGTTAGTTAATACTGCCGTGGTCCCTTGACCAGTCATGCCTTGATAAGCCATCTTCTTCTCTGCCTCTTAAAAGGAGTTGTAGGTAACTTCAAACGTTTGAATTGTCTTGAACAGCCAGTTGTCTGTCCCATCGTTAGGTTTGTCCGCCAAGTAGATTCTTCCAGATGCTTGGCTGACTCCCTTAATCATTGTTCCATTGTGTTCGCCAATGAGTCCATTTAGCGATGCCCTTATGACGCGATGCAGTGCGTCAGCCTCCGAGCGTGTCTGCCCGTAGCACTCTATCCTGATCTTTGCGTTCTCTAGTCCAACAAAACCCGATAGGCAGTCAAAGGACTCCTCGTGGATGATGTAGAGCAATGCTGCTGGCATGATCGAGTCTTCGGGGATGAAGTCAACACAGATCCTGTTGCCTGCAACTGCAATGACGTCAACGTCACTTGCTATGACCGTTCTGACTGTTGCTGCTATGCTCATACTCGCCTCATTGCTGACTTTATAACTCTGGTCATCGCTTGTATCTGCAACTGCTGGGTTGACATGCCAGCAGGTCTTAGCCACTCTCTCTTTGGCAGTTGGTATCTCTTCTTGGGATCGCCCCACAGTTTAACGTTGGCAGGACTCTTGCCGTTCATTGGCTCATGAGTGTGCCCGTAGTTGTATGCGTAGTAGTTCGACCCAACCATTGTCAGGCATGGGTAACCCGGCTTCCACTTCGCTGTCTTGACTTGTATAGTGTTGCTCATGTCTTTGAGTTGAGCACCAATTCTTTCCCGCCTTGGCTTTGCACCCCACTTGGCACGAGTGCCAGTCTTTCTTGAGTCGCCAAGAGGACCGGCTTCTGGCGTCTGCCTCTTGACTACCGCTATCTCAACCTCTGCTGCGATCCTTACGATCTCTCCTGCTGCCTCGGTTGCCTTCTTCATGACCTTGTCGTACATGCGTTTTGGCAACATCTTCATCATCTTGTCGATCTGCTTGGAGTTCGACGCAACAGAAACGCCCTGACCGCCCCGAACACCCTTGCGTGTGTTACGCAGTGGTGCCCTTGTGGCGATCCGGCTCGCTTCTATTTCCATCTGCTTAAAGAGTCCCACTTAGTTGTTTTCCCCTCTAAGTTCGACCCTAACTTCCATGCTTATGCCATCAGGGTCCGAAACACAGGTTATCCCGTACTTCACACCGTTGATGACACATCTATCCTTCACAGTGACCTCACCGATGCCGAAGAACTCACCGAAGGCAACGTGTGTAGTCTTCTCGTTGACCATGCGTCCACGCAAGACTTCACCACCTACGGTCGTCGTCAACTCGCAAGGCCAGCCCTGCGTCAAGATCGTCCACTGCGAATCGTCGGAGTAGGTTGGCTGACCATATTGATCCAGCGAACCAGTGTGCCGATAAAAAGTTGCAGCGTGACGCCGAAAGCCGATCCTCTTCCTGATACTCATGGGTAGGATGACCTCATCAATAGCGTTACGATCTTCTCGTATGCTATCTCTTGACTGTGCAGGGCTGACCCTTCCTGTGCCGGATCGAAGAACCATTTGCCGACTCCAAGCAGGATTGCCGCCTTGAACAGTCGAGGCATACAGCCCGCATCAGATCCGTATCCAGCCGTGAACGCAATGCTAACAGCATTTGGGTTTCCAGGCTGCACACAGGGCCACTGAGTCTCTGGCGAAGGGAATATGCTTCCCCGTGCCGAATCAAAAACGTAATCTGCTGCATCCATAGTCTGCTCAGTGCCGTCTTCATCGACGTACTTCACAGAGCTAACGGAGGATACAGCCCGACTCCTAAGTCTGACTTCAACAGATGTATCAGGATCATTCCAGTTGAACTGAGTCTGAAGATACGTTGCAGTTATCAACTGCCTGTCAAGGTCTTGCTCAAGACGCTCTGCTGCCGCTTCAGTTAGAAGGGTCAGATTTTCGTCGTGAGTTGGATCGTTTGCGTTTAGTCTTAGATGCGACTTTACTTCCGCCAGCGTCACTGGCAGGTTCTGCACTGGTGACGTTCTTTTTATCGCCCAGTTTGTTGTCATCTTTAACTTCCTCAACCGATCCAAAGGATACCAAGGTTCTAGCAACACCGATGTTTGCTATCACCACAACGGACCCCACCTTGTGACCAAGGCAGGGTCTAAGAATTTTGACCTTCATACTAGGAGATGGTCACTTTGCTGAGAACTTCTGGGTTTGCACTTGCGATGTCAACTCGCTGAGTGCAGATGATTCCGACTTGGTCGTTCACTGCGAACAACTGATCCAGAACCTTGAAGTTCAGTTGGCGACGATCACCGAAGTAGTGGCTGACGCTGAGGTCACCGAATACTGCGATCAGGTCGCCAGTACCAGCACCAGCACCAGGAAGTGCGTTCACCAACTCGACTGGGTAGCCGAAGAGTGAACGGCTGACGCCGGAAGCCAAGTTGCTGTCCATGTTTCCGCCAGCAGCGTTCAACAGATCGCGAACTTGACCATTCCAGAGTGTTGGACTCATGTACCACTTGTGGTTCAATCCACGCTCTTGACCAGCAGCAACAACGGCAGCAGTCAAGTCAGTGAGTGCAAGAGCACCAACCGAAGCGACATTGGTATCGGCAACCAGTGCATCGCCTTCGATGCCATCGGTGTAAACGCTTCCGCCTGTGAACAGGTTCTCGTCTTCTGCTTTCGCGAAGCCCCAAGCCAAGTCACGAACGATAGTGTCAGTCATGCTGATAAGCGAATCTTCGCTGATCT